CCTTAACGTCCGCGTTAGCCATACCACCCCACACGAGTCTGACAGCATCCTCGATGATGTTCTGCGTGGCTTTTGCCGGCAACACCCGCCTAGCCAGCAAGCCCCTAACACGTCGTGTGACAACCTTGAGATCAGCCTTACTGTTAGTTGGGTCACCACCCTGCTGTTGTGTCGGGGCAATAGCACTTGCACGTGTGCGTGCGGTACCCTGTGGGACTGTCAGGACCATTCGCTGAGCCAGGCTCTTAAGCAACTTACCTGGCATCGGACACCCAGCAGTAACGACCTTACTTCCTAACAGCCCTGCAGCACTCTTATAATCAAATGCTGCACGACGATCGAAGAATGACACAGCTTCAATCGTGATAGCACAGGCGAGCGTGATGCTCATACCCCGGCGCACCAACACAGAAGCTTGTGCACTCAATGTCTCTGCACAGTTGCCACGATACAAGCCAGGCTGATCCCAATTACCACACACCCAACTCCCAATCGACCGTGCAAGATGGCCAGTTACAGACAAAGGAGTATACCAATTGCGTAAGAACTCACCTGTGCCGTAACCAATCAAACACTTTGAAGGGTTGGCATCGAGACCTATCTGGAGGGCTGTATCACGCCATATGATAGCCTCACTCGGTCTGTCGAAGCCCAAAAGCACATCGTCACCATGCCACACAGCCGGCTTAGGCTCTGCCGCAAGGCTATTAGGACTTCTCGCAGCAATGTGGGCCTGAACAAGCGCATAATAACCATAATTCAACCAAGTGTTAAGATACGTCGTGTCCCGAAAGCCAGACAATAGCCCAAATTTTGCATGTACAGTGGTACCGTCGGGGGCGCTAATTGTGATATGCTCAAGACTAGATATCAACCAATCATTAGCCGCGAGCAGATCAGCACGTGCAGCTGACTCGCACACTTCCGCAGCAATCAACCTTGATCTAGCCCTATACACCGCTTGCATTGCGCCAATTGTATGCAACATGTTAAAGTCCTTGTAATCGAAGCTGAGCAACCAGCGCCCCTCACGAGCGGCGCCGATAATGTCAGCAGACTGCTGACACGCATCAACTCCCGAAGAACCGATTGCAAATGACGGATCAGCCAGCTGCGGGTCTGAACCGACTCCAACATAGCGCGAAACGGCAT